GCTGGCTTTGTTTCAGTTGCAGTTAATACTAAATTATAACCGTTAAAATCGCCTTTAGCACCTCCTGACTGAATGTCGCCAGTTGCTACCGTTCCATCTTCTATACCTGCTATCTTGTATTCTCCGCTTCTAAATTGTACTACTACAATAGGTCTTGCTTTTACAATTAATGAAATCTCATTAGTTGTCGCCTTGTCTTGTTTTTTCAAAGCCAAAGTTAAAACCTGAGAATAAATTGAAGTACCCGCATTAGCATCTGCTGTAAAAGTTTCTACTAATGAATTACCATCTGCCAAAAGGTCGTATTTAAAGACCTCTGTTACAGCTGCATCTATTGCAGTTGCTTCGTTTGCCGTTACCGTAAACGAATCTTGTAAATAATCTAAAAAGAAAACGGATTTTATTCCGCCCACCGCATCTCTGCAAGGTTCTGTTCTTCCGCTTGTTAATACACACGCCATATTTTTATGTTTTTAAATAAAAAAGGTGGCAGCTACAAACATACCACCCTTTATTATTGTTAATAATTGAATTAATTAATCAGGAGTAGTTGTAGACAAATAGTAAACAATATCCTCTGAATTATAATATCCAGTTGCTGCACCGTAAACCAAACGACCTCTAACTTTTCCAGTTAGTAATCCGATTTCGTCTTCATCTACAATAGAAATCTCGTTTATATCAGTTAGTAAACCCGTTGCGAAAACTAAGTTTTTAACTTCATAAATTGCGATTGTATTGTCAGGTAAACCATTAACCTCAGTTAGCGTATATCTTCCGAAACGTGCTTCTTTAGGTTCTGCTGAACCATCGTTAGCGATACCTTTAGATACTAAGTAAAAGGAATATGCTTGGAACACGTCAGGACTTACAACTACTTTTAAATCTTTACGTCTGATTCTTACAGGTACAGCGTTTAAAGCTAATTTTAATTCAGCTTCTACTGTTGCTTCTGTAATAGCGTTACCACTTGGTACAATTCCGTTGTTTGCTTTTATTACCGCAGCATCTGCTGTAAATTGAGCAAGAAACCCGCCAAATTCTCCAGCCGTTGCAGCTGCGCCAGTCCAGATGTCAGTATCAACTTTTTCAGCTTGTGAACCTAAAACCATTAACTGGATAGCTTCTAAAATGTCAGCTGGTGCGTTTGGATTTGATGCGCTTGCGCCCATAGAATCCTCACTCCAAGTTTGTCTGAAATCTTCTTTACATACATCAAAATCATTTTTCAATTTTTTGATTGTAAGTACTTTTTCTGCTAAGTCAATTGTACCTGCTGGACTAAATCCACAAGCATAATTTGCAGTTCCATCAGTGTAAGAACCTTTTCTAAGATTCATTTTAAAATTAACATTATCAGATACAGATACTAAACCCAATCTTAGGGTATCAGCTTCTTTAAATGATTCGCTAATTATTGCGCCAGCTACCTTGCCAGCATAGTTACTACCTACGTTTGTTGTTGTTGCCATTTTTTATTTATTTATTTCTCATTAATTCTAACATACGACCTTTGCTTGACAAATTAACATTTACAGATTCTCCTCTGTGTTTAATTGGTGCTGCTTCTGGTGCTTTAGAAAGTTCAACTTTTAAATTTTCGTTTTCATTTTTAAGATTTTGATTCTCTTTTGAAAACTCAGCTTTTACTGTTTCAATTTTACCTTCAACTTCTTTTTTGAAGCTGGCTAAAAATTGCTCTAACATAGACTTGAAACCATCCATGTCAAATTCTTCTGCCATTTCTTTTTCGATTGGCGCATCTTCTAAAGGCATATCTTCCTCCAGTTTTACATCTTGCTTTTGCTCATTAAAAATAGCTTTAAAACCATCTCTAATTGCATCAGTAATAGACTTTGCATCTGTACTCATACTTAATTGATTTTTAAATTTAACTTCGTTTAACTTTAATATTCCATCAATAGAAAATCCTTTTATTTCTCCTGATTTTGCTTTTGCATAAACTTCATCAGATACTTTAGACATTGCTACCCAAGTTCCTTTAGGGTATGTTTTGCCAAAAGCATTAGACTTATCGTTTAAACTATCTTCTACTATCCAAGTTTCAACAAACGAAACATCTGATAATTTTAGTTCGTGTTCTAATGTAGAGTTGTTTTGATATGATTGCTTCTGAAAATTATGTGCTAATTGTTCAATGGTTTTTTCGCTAAGTTTCATTTCAAACTCATTGCCATTTATATTTCTAAGTATGCGCTTGTTTGGAATTAAGACAGCACCCAATAAAATATTTTTAGCATCGTCAATAGCTGCTAACTTTACGTCTTTTACATCTTCGCTCAGCGTAATCCACTCGTCTTCCATAGCTGGATTTTCAACTAATGAAATTGCGTAAACTCCTTTAGTTTCATTCTCCTCAAAAATAGCTTCGTACATTCTCATATAATTATATAACGTAAATTTGTAATAACTGTTAAAAAAGATTAACCAATGGTAGCTGTTCTGCGTGTGTTTCTGTCCATTTCCTGCTGGGTGGTAACATCATTACCAACTACAAATGCTCTAATTGGTCTTCGTTCGTTTATAGTTTGCCCTAATCGTGAAGCATCGCTATTTCCAACAACATTAAACGCTGGTGCTGACTGACCACCGCCGCCATCACGAACAGGAGAAGCACTAACACCACCGCCACCGCCTAAAGAACCTAATGCTTTTTTAGTTGCTATTAAATTTGCAGCAATACCAATTCCAGCGTTAATTTTATTAAGCGTAGTTTCTGCGGCTGCTAATGCAACACCGCCGGGGATTAAAGCGTATTTTAAAGCCACCGCTGAATTTGCTGCTTGTGTGTTTACGACTATCCTAGCAATACCAGCCAAACTTTCGCCAACTAATGCTGCCGCTTGTAATGCTTTATTTTTACCTGCTAATTGACCAAGTAAGACAAACCCATTTATAGCAGTATTAATAGCTGCCATTAAAATTTCTCTTTTGGCGTTTTGTAAATCTTCCTCTATTTGTATGTCTTGCTCTTTTTTCTTTTTTTGTTTTTCTAAAGATTGTAAATCAAACTTGTCTTGTATTTCTTGTAAAGCTGTTCTTTGTGCTTCTTCTAAAATAGAGCTATCCTCTCCAAATTGTTTGGCTTGCTCGATAAGTTTAAAATACTTTTCTCTTACTGCATTTTCTTCTTGTTGTTCTTTTGAAAGTTTGCTATTAAAAAATTCGTTTTCTAAATCTTCAATTCTTTGCAAAGATGCAAGCCTATCTTCTTCGTCTTTTAATTGTCGTTTCTTTTCGTTTGCAATTTCGTCTAAAAGTATTTTTTCATCAGCTAACCTTTTTTCATCTTCTCGCTTTTGTGTTTCCGCTGCTTTTGCTTTAGCTTCTGCATTTGATTCTCTTGTGAAACTTTGGATTTGAGTAGTAAGTCTTTTTTGTAGGTTTAGCCTTTCAGTTTCTTTGTCTATTAACTGCGCTTGTAATCTCGCTTCTTCGTCTAAGGCTTCTTTATTTGATTTTCCTAAAGCATTTTCTGCGACTTGTGATTTTAAACGTAATCTAATTGCATCTTGTTCTTTGTTATTTATTTTTTCAGATATGTCTGATGCTTCTTGTAAAAATTCAGTTCTTTCTTTTGCGCTAAATAAGTCCCTTTGTTCTGCTTTTTCCCTTAATTCCGCAATTTTTCGGTTTGCGTTTGCTCTTTCAACTAATAAACCACGCTCTATCTTGTCCGCATTTGCTCTGTTGTCTGCTATTTGACCAGCAATATCAGCTTCTTCTTGTAGTTTTTCTATAAATTCCTGTGTTTTATTAATGGCATTTTGTGTGGAATCAGTAACGCTGTCCAATCCTGTAACTATTTTACCAACTGCATCAGTTGCGACCTTGCTTGCTTCTCCAAATTTGCCCTCAAATAATAAAGAAATTGCAGTACCTAACTTTGGTATAACTTCTAATATGCCGTTAAACCTATTTATTATATTTTCTTGAATAAGTTTAGCAAAGTTTCTAATGGCTTGCTGTGGGTTTTCGAAAACACTTATAAGAAACTCGCCTAAATCAGCTAATAAATCTAAAAATTCATCTACTACATTACCAACAACAAACAAAGCCTTTGCCCATTTGTTTTGCCCCTCCTCCGAACGTGTAAATGCTTGCTGAAGCGATACGATGGCAATTAACAAGATACCAATACCAGTTGCAATTATAGCAACCCTTAAAGATTTGAAGCCTGTTACAACGCCTTTAATTGATGCACCTATTCCTTTGAATTTAGATATAACCCCGCCTGTTGCTTTATCCAAAGAGTTGCCCATCTCATTAGTAGCCTTGCTCGTTTCCTTAACTTCCTTTTGGGTAACGTCTAAATTTTTATTTAGCTTGGTTATATCTTTGTCATTAACCTTAATGTTAATTATTTTTTCTATTGCCATTTCTGCATTCTTTTTATTTGTTCAAACCCTTTCTTTAAAGTCAATGGTAATTTATTAACTCCCTTTGCGATGTCTATATTTTTAGACACTCCGACCATATCGCTAATATCTAACATCTTTAAAATTAAATCAATCATATTAAAAGTTTTGTACTATTGTTAATGTAGGATTATTTAAACCATCGGTTATTTTTATCTGCGCTGACCTTTCTGCAGAACCGTTATTTTGAGACAGCGAGTAGTTAAACGTAAATACTGTAAAACCACCATCAAATGGACTTAATGTAATCCAATCAGTGCCATCGCCTGTATCGACTAACGCTGGAAACTGTCCTGTAATCCCAATGTACTCTGCCGAATCGCTTATCGCTGGACTTTCATAAGTATTAAAATCTGGTATTATAACAGAATTATTTGAAACATCTGAAGCTAAAGGTGCTTCATAAATATCGTTAATAAGTTCTAACTCATCTTCTCGATTTGTTAAATTAGATTTAATGGTATTTATTATGTATCTTGTATTCCCGATAATTACCCTATCGTTTAATTTAAGTGCGTTCAATAAACTTATAGGAAGTATTCCAGTATAGTTATAATTACGTCTTTTATCGCTAAAAATATCGCTTATGTAGTCTTCGTAATTTCTTGTATAAATTGTATCTTCGTTTAAGTTTCCTGTAAATTCGTTAATCTCCGATTCAAAATTTAATCCAAAACTTTCAACGCCTATTTGCCTTGTGTGGCTTGGCATTATTACATTGGTATTAATTTCTTGGTAAGTTGATGCTGAACCTTTATAACCTATCGGATTTGATGCCACCGATTGCGACACGCCAAAAAACATAAACGGTTCGCCACTTATGCTCTGTAAATCTCTATTGATATACGGACAGTAAAGAATATTTGTATTTGTGTTATTTGTTAAATCTAATAACCTTTCATTTATTGGGTTTTCAAAAATTGATTCAATGTCCAAAGTTTCGCCATCTAATTCCTCAGTTTCTGTTGAATCAGTATATAATGTTAATTCATTGTTTCCGTAAGTTCTGTTATTTGACTGTCTAAATACATCGGCTAAAATCTGCTGACTTTCTTTAAATTTAAAATCTATTTTATTAAATATAACACCCTTATCAACTTGTTTTTCTGTCGTGTCTATGTACTCAGTTATGTCAATTATTTTGCCCTGAGTATACCAACTTTGTAAATCTTCCACGAGTATGTCATCTCCAAATGGCTGCACTATTAAATTAAAAGTCTTAAATAAACTTACTAAAAATTTGTATGTTTCAATGTCTTTTAATTCGTTTAAAATTTTTGTAACTAAAGCAATAGATTGGTCGTTGTAGGTGTTTGGATATGTACCCAAACTAACAGGAGATACGCCAAAATATCTATAAGTTAAATTTGTAACTGAATCAAAATCAAAATTTTCATCTGTTATAATTTCAAATTTTGTTACAGCTGTTCCTGTTGGGCTGTCTAAAACACCGTCTCGTGTATTTGTACCGAAGATTAAATCCGTAGATTCGTGTTTTACAACTCCATTAATTGATAGCCTAATTTTATACCCTATATTTTCAAAACCAGCTTTAGGTGTTACAGTCGCAAAATATGTAACCTTGTCTAATCTTCTATTGCTTTCTACTGGTGTTTCTGTTGTTAAACTTTCTACTTCTAAAAATCCATTTGATAATTTTTCAGTCGACTTATTAAGATTTACATAAATTTCATTAAACAAAGCTGAATCAAAAAAACCGCCAACAAACCTAAAACCATATTTTTCATTTATAGCCTTTACTATTAAACTTAATTTTATAGCTGGCTTTAAGTCATCAATAGAAACACCGCTATCTCTACCACTTAAATAAGATATATTAACAGCTTCGCCCAAAAGGTCTGGAGAGCTTGCATTTGAGTTGTAAAAATATTGCTTTTGGTAAGATATTAATGGATATATGACCGCTTTAGGATAAGATACGCCACCGACCGTAAAATCTAACCCTGTTTGCAACCCCTCTAATACAGTAGCACCTGTGTAACTATGGTCAAAGTTACTCAACCAATCTAAAGTGTTTAACTTATCATCGCCTATTAAGTCCTTTACCTTAATTACATCGCCAAAGAAAGTTATGCTGTAAGATGCTGCTATATTGTTTTTAATTTTAACACCGTTTAACTGCATCTTACCCTGTTTAAAAGGTAAAGTATTTACGTTTATTGTAGCGTTTTTGCGAGTACGTGCATCAAAACCATTATCAATATCTGCATTATAATAATTCTTAAAGATAGCATTGTTTTTTTTTGATGCTGGTACATTAAACGACTGGCTAAAGTCCGCAAAGATTTTAGATATATCTTTTACGTCTTGGACACCCTGAGTAATGGTTACCGTTTCATCTTCAAATAAATCTAATTTAATACCCTCAATAAAAACTTCTAAAATCATATATTATTAATGTCGTTAAAAGCAAATTCTAAATCCAAAGAATAATTTATTAAATTATCGTTTACTCTTGTCTTAAATTCAATACTACTATTTGCTATATTCACAGGAATAAATGCAGCATCTTTTAAAATATAAACCAAGTCAGAAAA